CATTCTCCTATAATAATCCAGGCCGACGTCGCTGTCGGAGTAGACATTGAGGTCCATGGGGAACATTCCCATCCTCTCGAGCGTCTTCAGGAGGAGGTTATATCCCTTCCCGCTGACGGAGACGAACACCCGGTCCTTCCGGGCCTCCTTCCCGTACACCCCGACGAAGACCCCGATCAGGTCCAGGGGGCCCTCGGTCATGACCACCTCAAACTTCGGTGAGGTTATGTCGATGTCGCCCCTGATGGCGTAGAACCTCTTCATCTCGGGAGTGTCGGAATGGCAGTAACAGTAGTACCTGTCGAAACTGAGCTTCTTTTTCGTCACGTTCCTGAAGTTGATGTTGGTCCCGTCCCACGAGAGGAACCCGACGCACGACTCCTCCAGTTCCGTGACCACCCTATCGATGCGGCGGTCGGCCGGGTGCGCCAGGCCATTTAGGTCGATGAAGTCCCTCACGCTCGCCACGATCCCGAAGTCGACGAGGTCCTTCTTCGTCAGGGAGATCCCGAGCCTGTCGTTGATGTACTGGATCTTGAAGGCCGACTCAGAGCCGACTGCGGGAACGAGCATCCTCCTTTTCGAGGCTGCCCGGCCGTGGGGCTTTGGGGCCTTCCTGAACTGCTCCCTGGACTTGGCGATGCCGATCGTAAGGTCCTTGTCGACGACGCCGAAGTCCTTCAGGAAGTCGAAGTCGACCACCCCGGCCGTCCCGCACTTTTGACAGTAGTACGGGAAGGGCGGGGTGGTCCTGACGTACATGTGCGCAGACCCGGCCTTCAGGGAGTCGCCACAGTACTTGCACCTGATGTAGAACTGCCGGCCGTTCACGGTCCTCCGGCACGGGTTCAAGTGCCTTTTGAAGATCCCGTAGATGTCGACGAAACCTTCAGACTGCTGACTCATCCTTTTTCCTTTTCGGCCGCGGCTCCTCCCGGGGCGAGACGACCCCGAGGGCGGCGGCGGCCATCGCCATGTAGGCCCTCTTCGACGAGGGGGACATCCTATCCCACCCGATCATGTAGTCCCGCGTAGCCCATCCTTGAGCCACGCAGTGTTCGACCCATCCGGCCCTGATCGCCTTGGCGACCTTCAGTTTGAGTTCGTCTTCCATGGTCACACCAGCTCGATCAGGTCCACGACCTCTCGGATTAACGACTCCTCAGAGGCGTCGATTAGGCGGTTTGAGGCTGGTGGGTCGGACTCCTGGGAGAACTCCTCGTAGGTTGGGATCCGGTGGAACCGGTTGTACTTGAGGTTCACCAGGATCTTGACCACCAGCCCGCTTTCGATGACGATCTTCAGGACGAACCTATACTTGTCCTTCAGGATCTTGTCGAACTTCGGGTAGTTGAGTAGCTTCGAGACCAACTGCTTCTTGTTCAGCACCTTTCGCTCGGCCGCCTGCCTTTCCGGGATGGCGGTGAGGTAGTCGCTGAGGACGGGAAAGTTGTGTCGGTCCAGCCACTTCTTCATGACTAGGAGGAGCCTCACGTACTCGTTGTAGGAGGAGGAGTATAGGCTCCGGTAGCTCCCGAGGTATTTGGCACAGAACAGGAAGAGCAAGTTCGTTTGCACCTTGTTGATCGACACGGCCGTCCGGTAGTAGTCGAACTCCTCCTCGGAGACCTCGATCCCGAACCTCTCCATAATGCTCCTGATCTCATACGCGAGCGACAGCCTGTTGATGATCCCGACACTCTCGTCGATCCGGACCATGTTGACCTCGATCTTGTCGAAGTCACTGAGGCCATCGGCGTCGGTCTTGTTCAGGTTGAGCGGCTTGTACGAGACCAGGAAGTTCACCGTGAACTGATACCGTATGAAGTTCCTGATCACGACGTGGAGGAACGACACGATGTTCGTGTTGTTCCTCAGTTTCGGAATGATGCTGGTGATCACCTTCCTGTAGCAACTCCGACTAAACACCTCGGCGCTGACCGAGATGTTCTGAAGGTAAGTCCAGATCACCCTGTCGGAATACCTCGTCGCGATGATTCTCGAGTCGATCAACTTGAAGATTTTGTTGAGGATGTTCACCCTGCCCCCTTCGGGCTCGAAGAGCTCGAAGTACTTGGAGAAGATCTCGAGGAAGAATCCCTCCGAATTGTCCGAGGTCGGGAAGTAGTTGAGGTACTCCACGAGGATCGGAATGGTGAACTTCATGAGGAGCGAGGCCTTGAGGATGATTTTCCCGTGTAGGTCGGTAAACTGGAGTTCCTTGTTTACGACGTGCTTGCTCCTCTTCGAGTTCTCGTCGAGATTGATAGTATAGGTGTCCTCGATGAACTTCGACACAATTTCCACGACCTTCGGCGTGGCGACATGCTCGAAGACGTCGCCGAAGAACTCGTCCGTGCTGTACTCAGCCGGGTCCGCCATGGCCTTCTGGATCGTCTTGTTTTTCAGGAACAGGTACCCGACGATGGCCTCCATATCCTCGCCAAATACCACGTTCATCGACGCCGCGATGGCGTCGGCCCCGTTGATGAAGTTCCGCTTCTTGTTAAGGGCGAAGTCCCCCATGTGGTCGATCCCATCCACTCCCAGCAGCTTCCCGAACTCCACCCGAATCGTCTTCCCGGAGTCCACGATGACCACAGGGTTTTCTTTGATCCTGTGACATACCTCCTGTTTCTTTTGGATTATTTGTTCCCGAACTGTTTCTTCTCGTGTCATCTCTACCGCCGTCCCGTTGATCATTCACTCCCCCGTCAAAGAGTTTGACAACTTTGTGATAATATATCGTTGAGCAGTCCTTAAAGTGGTAATCACTTGATGAGCTTTTTAATGGACTTCCGTTGACGTTCGACCCGCCTCTTCTGAATGGCAATTTTTTCGGCGTCCCTCGCCTTCTTCGACGCCTTCTTTCTGTCGAGGATTTTCTTTCTTTTTTCGAGCTCAGCCATTTTCGAAGTGAACCTTCGGGCGGACTTGGCGATCCTGGAGACGGACCTGGCCGCCGCGGCCTCCCTTTCCTTCTCGGCCCTCTTGGCCTCCCTTTCCTTTCGGGCTTTCCGAGCCTCCCTTTTTCTGTGTGCTGCGTACTCAGCGAGTTTATCGGCGTCTGAAGCGATGCCCGCGAGGAATTCCTTCTCGTTGAAGGACGGCTTAAGTAGTGACTCGATCTCCTTTTTGACATGGAGCTTCCTGTAGAGTATGTGCATCCCGGCGTAGTAGGTTGACTTTTCGAAGCCGAGCGACTCGACGGGGTTTCGGACCGAGGGGGGCATCGTGAGCGCCTTCCTTCCGAGCTTTTTCTTCAAAAGTTCGACCAGCATTCCCTTCGAGGAGAGGACGTAGGCGTACGTGAATACGAAGTTCGGAGAGTTGCTGAACAGCCTGACCTTATACCTGCTGAGGACCGAAAGGCTGGACCTCGCGGCCGAAACGTCCCTCGGCCTATAAGGATCCACCGGGTCGTCCATCGGCTCAAACTGGATGCAGACGTCGTACAACAACCCGTCGTACTTTTCCGAGGGGACCTTGAAGTGGAATAGGTACGTGTCCGGGGGGCCCGGCCTGTAGACCGAAAGCTTGAAATCCCTGTACTTCTTGATCAGTGACGAGTACCCCTTCCGCAGGGCCGCCTTGATCGCCTCCCTTTTGAAGTAGACCGCGCTCCCCGGCCCCGTTGGGTTTTGGATAAACTGGACTAGGTTCATGTCGACACTCTCGCCGTCGGGCTTCTTCTTTTTCTTGATGATCGGGGTTACCATAGGTCCTCCTTCCCACCCGGGGGGTTGAAGGCCCCCCACGCGGCGATCGCGTGGGGGGCGTCAATGGGTGGTGAATATTAAAAACGCGGCCGGCAGGCTCCGGCAGCCTGCATTCCGCGTGCTTTCCAACCGTCCGGCTTTTCATAGCCAGGTTAATTTTATGTTGGCCGCCGAATTTTTCACGTTTCGGAAAAAGGGCCGGCGTTGGCGAAGGAGAGCTCCGTAACCGAAAGGAACTGGTTGCTCGTCGCCAAGAGGCCGACGATGGAGAAGCACGACCTCACGATCTCGACGTCGGTCTCGGAGGAATTCACGATCCTGGTGTACGAGTCCCCTTCCATGGCTCTGGCCTTCAGATTGTAGATCATGTTGGACTTGACGCACGAGCTCATCGTCTCGTCCACTTCCTTTTGGGACATCCATTCCGCGTTCGAGAGGACCATCCTGAAGGAGGCCGAGAAGGCGTTGCCGACCGCGGCGAACAGATCGTTCCAGAACTCCCCCTTCCTCTCGAGGTTCTCGACTACCTTGCCGAAGGCTGAGTTGCAGGACGACCTGAGCCTCTCGGCGAAAGCCTCGTCGGCCATGATCTTCGGAACCATGAGGTTCCCCCCGGTGACGTACCCGTTTCTGATGGCCGACTGGCAAGCGTATACGGCGTCCTCGAACAAGTATTTCCTCGTGGTCTTCTCCATCTCGGTCTCGCCGCCGACATAGAGAGTGACCATTGTGTTCCCGAGGGAGGCAATCCTCCGCTTCAGTTGAAACAGCTCGAAGTCCTTGCCCTCCGCCCCGATCTGGTCGAGCCTGGAGAGCTCGTCCAGGTCTTTCTTGATAAACTCGATCCTTTTAGCGATCTCGCCGCTGTCCCCGAGTCCATCGATGAACTTGGTGGAGATGTTGGTGATGACCGCCTTGGAACACATCCCGAGCTTCACGCACAGGCCGGTGTGGTCCAGCAGGTCGGTCGGCTTCTGCCCGCCGTTCTTGTCATACACGACGGCCCCAAGGTAGATCGCGAGGTCGTCGAACCGGTCCATGGCGTCCCTGGTGCCGGTTGCCATGTCCACCGCGCACACCTGCATGGCGTCCCTGTACTGCATCTTGTTATCAAAGAGCAGGGCCCTCATGTACCTGTCGAAGTCCTTGGCGACGATCACGAGGGGCCGCTTGGGCTTGAAAGACTTCTCGTCGATTAGCGCTGCGACCAGCGGGGCATCGTCCTTGTCAAGGATCCCATTGCACATGAAGACGGTGGGACTTTCGAACATGCACGTTTTCTTGTCTGGCTGGTTGGCAAAGTTGAAGTGGATGTACCCCCGGGAAACCTCGATGCCAGACGAGACTAAGTACTCGTCCTTTTCGGTTGGGGACGTCTCGATGTTGACGGTGGCGTAGGGGCTGACGTCCCTGAAGATGGCGAACACTGTCTCACTCATGTCGTCGTCGTTGTTGTTGGAGATGTACGCAACGTCCTTGAGCCGGTCGAAGTTAGACCTCCCCTCGACGTCGATCGGGACGGACCTCCTCCTGATCTCGGAGCAGAGCTCGTCCCCGACGAGCTTGAGCATATCGATGGCGTCCTTAGCCGAGACGCCGTGCTTGTCGAGAAGCCACTCCAGCTCGACGAAAAGCTGGTTGGCCACAACGATCGCGCTGGTGGAGCCGTCCCCGACAGTCCTCACCTGCCTGCGGGAGATCTTCTGGATCATCTGGATGATGGTCTTGACGACCTCGTTGTTGACCCTGACATTGCTGAGGATCGCGTACCCGTCCTTCGTGCAGTAGTGCTGCATGAGCTTGTCCTGAACGATGGTGGTGGACCCGTAGGGCCCGAGCGATTGGGACAGGGTGTGGGAGAGGAACCTGAGGGTGCTTTTGATCGCAGCCCTCATCCTCTTCTTGTCGAGAACGTTGCTGTCGAAAACCCTCCCGCGGGGGACGGCCTCGAGGGCCTCCGAGGCGGCCTTCATCTGGGCCGCGATGTTTTCCATGTTCATATCTTTTCCGTTCACTTCCTCTTATTCCTTGCGTTGCCGACGGGCGCGGGGCGGCCCCGCGCCGTGCGGTCACCTGTGGGCCAGGGGCGGCTTCCTCGGCGGCTTCTTCCTTCCCGCCTGGGATTTCGCCTGCTCCTCCATCTTCTTCTGGAGTTTCTGCTTTTCCTCGATAAGGCGGATTTTGGCGTCCCTGAGGTCGTAGATCATCGGGATGTCCATCTCCACCAACTCGTGGAGAGACACCTTACCCTCGAACAGTTCCAAAAGGGAGACGAGGAGCTCGGCGTTTGACTGCCTGACGTGTCTTATTCTTCCTGCAGCTCCCGACCCATGACTGTAAAAAGCGCGTATTCGATATTAATCGGAAGGTCACCGAGGGAGTCGGCGCAGTGTTGGCACTTGCAGTTCTTCACCGAGTAGCTCACCCCGTATCGATCGATGTGGGTCTTGATGACCTTCGAAAGCTGCTTCCCGTCGTCCTTGCTGAGCTTGGAAAGGTTGGAAAGCTTCTCGTTCCTGCTAGTGACCTCGTAGTACGATGCGACGCCAGTCCTCTTCGTGGTCTCGACGTCGAGCATAAACATCTTCTTGACGAAAAGCAGGGTGCCGATGCTGGCGTCGTACTTCCGCTCCTGGAGGATGGCCTTGTCGAGGCTGCCGAGCAGCTCGAGGTGGGTGAAGAGCGACGGGGACTGGATCTCGAGGATAATCTTCGAGTCGGGCAGAATGGTCTTGACGACCTCGTAAAGGAGCGCCTTACCGACGAGGTCCTGTGGCTTCTTGCAGTCGCGGACGATCTCGTTGATCTTTCCGAGCAGGTCCTTCTCGTTGTAGGCACTGACGAGGGTCGAGTTGTTGACTTTGACGGCGGTCTTCTTCCCGCAGCTCCCGCAGGTGATGTCGAACTCGTTGTCCCCGGGGAAGGTCTGGCAGTAAATGCCGTAGAGCAGCGTCTCGAGGTCCTGGTAAGCCGTCATCTTCAGCCACTCGGTAAAGCCAATCTTCCCGAAGTTGGTATTTTGGAGGCGGGAGTGGATGATCTGATAAAGGTTCCTCTTGGCGGTATACACGTCCACGTTCGATGTCGCGATCGTATTGATGTCCTGCATGTTTAGGGACGTCATGTAGGCGACGTACCCGCTCTGGACGGCGACCACTTGGTAGACCGACTTCTTTTCGAAGACGTGTTCGACGTTCTTGTACGCGATGATCTCGCTCGGGGCCTCGACGATTTTGATGTTATTGAGGTCAACTACGATGCTGTCGAGAACACTCTCCTTGACCTTGATGGACTTCGGGGTCGTCAGGTCCTCGAGGCTCGGGCCCTTCCGGGCGGAGGCCTTGGCGGCGGCCTCGGCCTCTTCCTTCAGGATCTGCTCCTTCATCGCCCTGACGTCGGGGTCGTCATCCTCGTCGACCTCCATGGAGGGTTCCGGTGGCGCGGCGGGGGCCTTCTTTTGGACGGAAACGATCTTGACGGCCGGGGTGTCCTCGCCCTTGTCGCCCATATCGATTCCCATGGACTCCCTGACCTCCTTGGGGATCTTGCCGACGATTTCGGCCTTCCTTGTCTCTTCCTTGTCTTTTTCGGACATTGCCGTTTAAGTCCTTTCTTGTTGGTTTGCAATGGGCACGATATCCGGTTATTTCGTGGGAAATAACCGTTAAAACACGATCTGGCTAACGACCTTGTAGTTCTGGGTCGACTGGTTGAGCACTAGGAGGAAGTCGCCGCCCTTCGGGTCGTCAATTTGGAAGTTGAGGACGACGGTGCACACGCCGCTGTCCCTGTTCCTTACCTTGAACACTTCGACTGACCTCACCATATCGGCCTGCGGGATGAACCTCTTTATCTGGTTCTCAACCTTGGCCTTCAGCTCGGCCATGGTGGTGTCGTCCCCGGTCTCGAACTGGTAAAGCTCTATCCCGACCCCGAGGTCGGGAGTGTTCGGATACGTGTTCGGCTCCGTGACGACCAGGTTCTGGATGAGACGGGCCAGGCACATCTTCCCGTCGGCCGTCTTCTGGGTTCTGAAGTCGGTGATGTCCGCGATGATCTCCTTTTTAAGGCATGCAGGCACTTCCGTCTTGGCCATGCCGCGCCTCCTTTCTGTCGAGTGTCGATAAGTATATGTTAGGAGTTCCAAACATTCCATGGAAACAAGTGGATAAACCGTCCGATGGAGGCGCTGAAAATGACGACCCAACCAATATTCGAAATGTCCGACGCGGCCGGAGTGGCCGCAGCGATCAAGTACCTGGAGGAGACCCCCGTGAGGCGGCTGGGTCGGCTAATCGGGGGCCTGAAGGAGCGGGCCATACTGCTCGGCGTCGAGATTCCGGAAAATTCCTTGGTCGGGAGGGTCCTGAACCACAGGAACAGGGCGGGGTACATGACCCTCCTTTCCCTTCTCCCCCGTTCAGGCCTTCCGAGGTGTGCCTCCAGGCCGGCGACCGTCGCCCTCCAGGAGGTCGTCGGTCCCGACTACTTCCAAATCGAGAACGCGGTTTTTTCGGCCTCTGGCCAGTCCCTTTCGGAAATGGTTGCCGACATGGCGAGGAGGATTTCGGAGTTTCTAACCCACGGGAAAAGGCCCCTGCACGTGGCGGCCTTCGTGACCGCCAGGTTTGCCGAGGCGGCTCTCTCTGCCATAGCGCTGAAGGGGGCCCCGTCGTGGGCCCACATCGCTCAGACTGCAGACCTGTGTGTCGAGTGTGCCAAACGACACTACCTGTCCACACCCAGACTGAAGGCCGAGGAGTCGGTAGGGAAGTTTTTGTGCTCCGCTGCCTCGAAAATCCCGGAGTATGGCAAGTCGAAGGATGATAGGGCCCCCGTCGAGGCAGCCGCATTCATCCTCGCCGTCCTGTTCAACAAGATCGACTTGTAGGAGGGCTTATGTTTTTCATTACGAACGAAGACAAGCTTTCGAAAAGGGAGAGGTCGGGCCTTTCTGACTCTGACTTCGGGATCCCCGAGGACAGGGCGTACCCAATGCCCGATGCTGAGCACGTCAGGAAGGCGGTCGCCTTCTTCAAGCACGCCCCGTCTTCGAAAAAGAAGGCGCTGGCCCGGCGGATTTTCGCTAAGGCTAAAAAGTTCGGCGTTGAAATCGGTCCGGACTCCGAAGTGTCAAAATTTCTCAAAAAGTAGTTTTGGGAGGCCCGATGATTTCTATGTTCAAATGCCCACTATGTCCGAACGGGTACTCCGCGAAGAAGCCGCTCTACTCCCATTTGGAAGGGTCCCATCCCGAACAGCTCAGGCTCAGAGGAGGTAAGGAGATCTCTCCAGCCCAGCTGTACTTCAACTACAAGAACAGGTACTCCCTGACTAAGGGAAACGGCAGGTGTATCGTCTGCGGAGAGCCGACCGACTTCAACGACGCCACCGAAAGGTACGAGCGACTCCACCCGGGGACCTGTGCCGAAAAGTACCGAGCCCAGTTTGTCGACCGCATGAAGAAGAGGTACGGAAAGGAACACCTCCTCGACGACCCTGAAAAGCAAAAGGAGATGCTGGCCGGCCGGGCCATCAGCGGGGAGTACGTGTGGACAGGGGCCGGGGCGGGCAAGAAGTTCGTCTATACCGGAAGCTACGAGCTGGACCTTCTGGAAACGCTCGACAAGGTTTTCGGATTCCCGAGCTCGGACGTGTACTGCCCTGCCCCCCAGGTCTTCTTCTACTTCGACGAGAAGGAGAAGAGGGAGCGGATGTACATTCCGGACTGCTACGTCTCGAGCGTCAACCTCATTATTGAGGTCAAGGCTGCCGAGAACAAGCACTACCGGCTGCGCGACGTGTACCAAGAGACGGCCAAGAAGGACATTCTCGGAAACACGATGTACAACTTCTTGTTCGTCTACGACAAGAACTACGACGCCCTCGCCAGGTTCCTGATCCAAATCAAGGATGACAGGAGCGAAGCCGCCCGGAGGTCCGGGAGGATGCCCGATGCCGCGGAGGACCTCGTCGTCCTTATGGACCGGATCAACTCCATTTTCGGGACCGACATCCCGGCTCCGGCGCTGATCCGCCTAGACAAGCCGGTCAGGCACGAAGGCCAGATCGGGGACCTCCCACCCGAGGCGTCGGGCGGGTCATGGACAAAGTACGGGGTCGTCCTCGCCACGGAGGGGCACCTCAGGAAGGTAGCGAAATACTACGGGGTGGAGATGCCTCCCCTCGACTTCAGGAGGATCATCCTCGCTCACGAGCTCGGTCACCACGCGTACAGGTCCGGAAAGATCCCGAAGGCCAGGATCGATGAGTTCGTGAAAAAGAACAAGCTCAAGGAGTACAAGTACCTTGATGGCTATGTCGACAAGTCGAAGCCGGATAAGTATGCCGAGGAGCTATTCTGCGAGACCCTCGCCAACTACGTCTACAAGTTTTAGGGGTAAAGGCCCGTCCGCACGGCGCGGACGGGCCTTTCCTTTTCAAACGCATATTATTTGTCGTGTTAATTATATACCAACACGAAAATAACAGAAAGATCGGAGGAAACCATGCGGATAACGAAAATAATCCTGAGGAACTGGATTGGGATTAGGGACGGCCTCGGCCGTCCTGAGATCGAGGTTAATTTCGAAAGGAACCACAAGGGCGAAAAGATCAAAAGGAACAGGGTGGTCATGCTCGTCGGAGCGAACGGATCGGGTAAAACCACCCTTCTATCTTCATTGCATCCATTCTCCACCAACGGGGACTCCAGGCCCACCTTCATCGTTCCCGGGCAGGAGGGGTACAAGGAGATCCACTACGCAGACGGGAAGACGAAGTACGTCATCCGGCACCACTACGGACAGTCGACGAAGTCCTATATTTCTAAGGATGGGAAGGAGCTCAATGAGTCCGGGGGCGTCAGGTCGTTCGAGGACGTCATCAAGAGGGAATTCGGGATTGACAAGGAATACTTCCGAATCGGCCGGATCGGCTCGAACGTCGCCGGGTTCATCGACCTCCCGGCCGGAATGCGGAAGAAGTTCATCGGGAACTTCCTCCCCGACGTGGACGAGTACCTCAGGCTCTACAAAGTGGCGAACGAGAAGTTCAAAACGTACAAGACAAAGATTTCGTACGTGTCCGACAACCTCCAGAAGCTCAATACCGAGGAGAATCTAAACCAGACCCTCGAGGCCCTCGAGGGGCAGGCTGCAGCCATCAGGAAACGGATGGCCGACCTGGACGCCGACATCGCCAGGAACAAGGGTAGGATTGACTCACTGGATCCAGACGGGGCCCTTTCGGAAAACAGGAACCCGGTCCAGTCAGCCTTCGAGCAGGCGTTGAGGGAGCTCAGAGAGTCCAAAAAGACGATCGAGGCCCACATCCTGAAATACCCGAAGCTGGCCGCCTATGACCTGGCCAAAGCCAAGGAGGAGGCCTCCAAGTCCGCCGAAAGGATCGTCGCCCTCGAATCCGAAAAGGCGGTTTTGGAATCCAAAATCGAGGAGTGCAACAAGGCCGCCGCCGCCGCGGCCAACAGGAAGAAGGACGCCCAGTCGGAGTTCGGGGAGATGTCCAGCCGGCAGAACGCCGAAGAGCTCAACGCGCTCCTGTCCAAAATCGAAAAGAAGCTGAACAAGGCGGCCCTCGCCGCCGGAAAGAGTCTTGAGGGCCTGGATGAGAACGTTAGCATCGACAGCCTACTTCCGGTCAAGAACGCCCTCGACAGCGCGTGCGAGTCTCTTCTCGGAATCAAGTCATCCTATTCAGAGGAAGACGTGGCGTACTTCGTCAAGCAGTATGTCGCGGCGCAGTCCCCGGAGGCCTCCCTGGCCGGAGACGTTGCCAGGCTCGAGGAGAGGGCCGAGGCCCTCGCCAGGCAGGCGAACACAGCCAGGATCGCAATGGAGCAGATCAAGAACCAGCGCAAGGAGTTGAAGAAGCTCTCCCTCAGGCCGGCGAAGTGCAAGATCGACGACTGCCCTTTCATCGTGTACGCCGTCAAGTACAAGGACAGGGATTTCGATTCGGAGATCGCAGAACAGGAGCGGAAGGCGTCCGAGGCTGACGCGGACGCCGAAAAGGTCTCCAACCGCAAGGCCAGGGCGGGACGGATGGGCCTGATACTCAAGGAGGTTTCGCTGGCCCACCGAAGCGTCCTAAAGGCGTTCTCGGACAACGGGATTGAGCCCTTCGGGGCCGCCGCTTCGTTCAAGACGTTTGCCGAGACCCTCTCCAGCGACATCAACTCCCTCAAGTCGGAGTTTAACATCGACGAGATCGTGGAGACTCTTGCCGCGTGCAGGGACGTCGAAATCCTCACGGCCCAGAAGGCCGAGATCGTCGAAAAGCTCTTGCTTATGAAGGACAGGGAGTCTCTCATAGAGTCCGTAAACTCTGCTATCAGAAACGCCGAAAAGGAAATTTCCGAAAAGACCTCCGAGGCAGAGGCCTTGGCAGAGAAGGCCGCCGAAATCGACGGTTTACTGTCAAAGGAGAGAAAGAGGAAGTCGATCCTCTCCGAGTTCAAGTCGGCACTGGTGGCAGTGAAAAAGGCCCGGAGGACGATGCGGGAGAACAAGGAGGAGTACGACAAGAACAAGGTCAAGATGTCGAAGATCAGCGACCTGCTCGAGGAAATAAGGGAGGCCGAGAAGGCCAAGGAGGCCGAGGCAGCCCTATGCGCCCCGGTCGAAGCGAGGGCGGAGCAGACCAGATTCTCAATCGGCAAGATTTCCGAACTGAAGGCAGAGCTGGCCGAGCTCGAGGCCGGGTTTGAGAACGTCAAGCTCGTCCATGAGGCGCTTAACCCGATCAAGGGGATCCCAGTGCACTTCATCGAAGGGTACCTGTCCTCCACGAAACGCATCGCCAACGAGCTGCTCGCTCTGGCGTTCAAGGAGCGGTTTCGGGTCAAGTTCGAAGTTGACGAAAAGGAGTTCAAGATAAGGGTCCTCACTGCGAATGGGGAGGCCAAGGACGACATCCTCGAGTGTTCTCAAGGCGAGGTAGCGATCACCTCTATTTCCATCTCCCTCGCCCTCATCGAGCAGATGCTGAGTAGGTACAACGTAGTGTGCCTTGACGAGATCGACTCGACCCTCGACCAGCAGAACAGGAGGGCGTTCACGAACATCCTCGAGACCCAGATCGAGAAGCTCGGGATCGAGTCCATGTTCGTGATCTCCCACAACAATGAGTTCTACAACTCGAACGTGGACCTCGTCCTGCTTCCCGGCCACGACGTCGACCTGGACGGCCCGGGCATGCAGGGAAAGAACGTCCTGTTCGCGACATAGCTAAACGGCGGCCCATCCGGTTTCGGATGGGCCGTCTGCTTTCTCGAAAAAGGAGTCGAAATATGAGAACGATCAAAAGGGAAGAATTGAAAAAGTTGGACGAAGGCCTTTGGGAGCGTGCGGCAAGAATGCTTTCGGATGGACTGTGGGTAGCAGTCTACCAAAACCGGTCCGTTAGGTCATACAAGTTCGGGACTTACAGGCTCGTTTCGTTCTCCCCGGGCCCGGAGGGCCCTCCCCCGCGCATCCCCGGCTCTCCCGCCGCGAAGGACTGCGTGGTGCACCCCTTGGCGCCGGAAATGGACTACGAGCTGCTCGGAGTGTGCCGTTAAATATATATATGACTTCGTTGACCCAAAAAAGGAGGTCGTATGGCAAACGGAAGGCCGGGGCTTTCCCGGCAGGAATTTATGACGGAATACTCCGCGATCAAGGCGGTGCTGGTCGAGGCCTGCTACCAGGCTGGACGGGCCCTCGTCGAAATGATGCGCGTCATCCGTTCCTGGGAGCGCGGCGACTGCCTCTACGTCGCGCTCCGTGAGGAGGCCGCGTCGCTAGCCCAGGAGGCGAGACAGAAGGTCAAGGCGGTCGAGCATTTCGCCAACCGCAGGCCGTTGGAACGGAACGAGAAAAGGAGAACTTCATGAGCTACAGTTTCATCCGCGGGAATACCCCCCTGTCCGACGAGGCGATCAGGCGGATCGCCCCTTCTGTCTTTTCGGATAGCGCGTCCGAAAAGACCTCCAAAAAATACACCTTCATCCCCACGTCGGCCGTCGTCGCGGCCATGCGGAAGAACGGATTCCTTCCTGTCTCCGTGTCGCAATCCCGGACCCGAATCGAGGGTAACCAGTTCTTCATCAAACACATTCTCCGCTTCAGGCAGGCGGACCTGTGCCGGAACGTTGGAGACGTCTTTCCAGAGATCTGCTTGATGAACTCCCACAACGGGATTTCGGCGTACAAGATGATGTTGGCCCTCCACCGACTGGCTTGCTCCAACGGGATGGTCGTGTCCATCGGCGACATGGACCGGATCAGCGTCCGCCACCAGGGTGACGTCGTCCAGAAGGTCCTCACGTCCTCCTTCAAGATGGTCGAAAAATTTCCCCGGATAATCGAGTCCATAGAGGAGATGAAGGCCGTCAAGCTCGAGCAGGAGGAGAGGATCGCCTTCGCGAAGAGCGCCCTCCTCATCCGGTGGGACGAGGGGAAGGCGCCCATCACCCCCGAGGCTCTCCTTGCGCCTCGCCGCGGGATGGACCAAGGCGACTCCGTCTGGAAGACCCTGAACGTCGTCCAAGAGAAGCTCCTCAACGGGGGCGACCGGGGCCGCAGCTTCACCGGTAGGAAGATGACCACCAGGGCGGTGACCTCGATCGACGAGGATGTGCGCATCAACCGGGCGGTCTGGGCCTTGGCGGAGAGGATGAAGGCGATCAAGACCGGCCGCGCCGACGCCGCCGAAATGATCGCCTGAGAGGGAGAAGAGGAAGGATACCATCGATCCCTCCCCGCCGAAAAATGTCGAGAGCCGAAAAGTCGGAATTCTTCGAAAGGCTGTTCGAGGACCACAAAAAGGACCCCCATTTCCACATGTGCGAAATGTACATCGAGATCGCTGAACGCATTTCCAGGGAGCTATACCTTCAGAGACTGTCTAAAACGCCATGGCAAAAAGGATGGGGGTGAACCGGGCGCAGGTGTCCAAATGGCTGTCAGGGTGCAACATAACCCTCCTCACCATAGCCAAGATCTGCCTTGTACTGGGGATGGAGCCGAAGCTGACGCTCAGGCTCGTCCTGATCGACAAAAGGAAAAAGGAGATGGAACCAGCTTGAACGAAAGGACGTTTGTTGTCAAGGTTTGCGTCCCATGCCTCGAAAGGCAGGGGGATATGTGCCATAACCCGGAGTGCCGGTTCTGCGGCGTTCCGGAAAGGGAGGTCTCGAAGACTCTCGAGGTTCTGGGAATCTTGAAGCCGGGCCAGCCCCGGGCGACCATCGACCCGGAGGAGGCCGACATGTCGCTCCTGCCGAAGGACGAGGAGAGCTTCGGCATCCGGACCGCGGCCATGCTGGAGATCGACCACAACCAACGGAAGGACTTCACAATCAAGGATCTGGATGAGGAGATTCAGGACCAAGTGAGGAACTCCTGGCGCTCGATCGTCCGAAACGCAGTCCACCCGCTCTACCATTTCGTCCGGAGGGTTCTGGTAGTTCTCAAGGCCCTCGTAAAAAGCCAGCCTTGCAGCACGGGGCCGCACGAAGACGGGTCCCTCTGCGCCGCCTGCCAGGGTACCGCCGTCCTGGAGGAGTTTCTCGGGAAGGATTGGAACACTCCGGGACCGACCGACCTCGGGAAGCCGGTGACCGTTGCGGAGCTGGCGAAATATGTCCTCGGCAGACCCGTCGAGAGCGGGGCCGACTACGAGGAGGCGGGACTCCCGATGTTCG